TTAATGTAGTAGTTTCTTCACCACACATAACACAGGTTTCATAAATGTCAAATTCGTCTTTTTGTTTTCCTACTGATGTAACTAATCCGTTTTCATCAAATGTAAGTGGTACATGTTGTTCACCCATAATTTATTCTTTAATTGTTTCTAATTTGTTTTTCAATTTTACTGCAAGAGCACAAGTTTCGTATTCCTCAAAGTCAATAAGGATTTGTAATTGTTCTTCTAATAATTCTGTAAATTCTCTACTATCAATGGATAATGTAATAACTATAACCTCTTTAATTAAGACTTTTGCGAAATCAACTCTCTTCTTTTTATTTCTTATTCCGAATGCAATACCATCTACGATTGCTTTTGCAAGTTCTCGTCTATTAAGTTCAAAAATGTCCGAAGGTTCGTTTGCGTGAATTTGAATTGGAGTGTATCTATTTCTCTTTGTCATAAACCAAATATAAGAAAAATATTTTAAATCTCCAAATTATTTTTGATTCTTATTTTTTAATAAATCAATATGGCCATCTCCGACAGGTGCAATTACTTTGTATCCTTTCGATTCCCACTCTTTTGTTTTACGAATTAAATTTTCATCTCTAATATCGTTAAATGTATCTGCTAATTCACCAACTGATGTTTTTTTATCATTATAATCTGCAGGAAATGATAATCTATATAGTATATCGTAATCCTTTTTCTTTGGTTTTTCAAAATTTTGTATTGGTGGAAATCCGGCTTCTTTTGCTGACTTTTGTAGATATTGTTTTCCTGTTTCATCCAAATAATCAACCGATGAAAAGTCGTTTGTATTTTTATTTTGCCCAACCATACTTGCCCAATTTCCTGCTTTTACAATATTGAGAGGTAGGCCAGTTCTTTTCATTTGTTCTTTATATAAACGTGATTGGTCGTTCATTACATTTAAGTCTTTTCCATCCCAACTATCATTTACAAAATTTGGATAATATTCTTTTAATTTATTGTGAATATATTCTTGTTCAGACCCTTTTACATAAACATTATCATCATCACCACCTTCACCTAAAAATGCAATTTTACTATCTTGTGGGTATATTTTTTGAATATCATTAACTACTTCCTGTGCTCCTTTTAAATTATAATGTTCCATTCCAAAAAATATTGAACCATTTTTAGTTTGAATACTCCCAAGTTGATTTCCCTTTGAGTCTTTTCGTTTAGATGGTTTTAATTTGGAATTGATAGGTTTTTTTGTTGGTATAACATGTTTAATCGGGTCCATTTTTTTAACCATATAAACATTGCCTGTTTTTTTGTTTTTAACAATGTCATCGTCTTTTAATATATCTTCAAGTATATTGGAAAGTTTAAGCATTATTATTTGTATTAAAACTTTTGAATACTTTTGTAGGTATCATTTTATAACCTGTATTAGATGTAGTTAGGATACAATTTCTAAATTCTTCCCAATCAATCATATAAGAATTATCCAACATACCACCCGTTTTTGACTTAACTACTTCATTAAGTGCATTGATAGTGTATATCGAATTAGATTGTTTCTTTCTATGTACAAGAATAGTTTTCCACTCCGAAGGGATTGCGTTAGAACCCTTTTCGACATTAAAAGTAATGAAAGCTTCTTCAGGTCTCACCTTACTTTCTAAAATGAAAACATTTGGATTAGTTAGAGTATAATTGGTCAATATAAAATCAACCGACTTATCCAATTCTCCCTTTGTCGTAAAAAGGCAAAGTAGTTGTGTATTCATTTTTTAATAATGTATTTTTTTCCTTCTATTATCTGCTTGTAAAACTAAAGCTTGTCTTAATTGGTCTCCTATTTTCTTTTCTACCTTTTGCGATGTTCCGGCCGTCCTCCAAGTATCTTCAACTATACTATAAGAATTATCACCATCTTTAATAATAATTGCTCTAGTTTGTGGGTCTAATTTACAATTCTCTACCAAATGTTTGTTTAATAATCTTCTTCCTTCTTCAGTTTTTATCTCTCCTTTGAATTTAGATACAATTGCCAATCCTTGTCTAAAATCTCCTGATGTCGTTCCCCTTATACCTGTTACTACTCCTAAATGTTTATCGTAGTTTGTAACCATCATATCAAAGTGCATTGATTTCATAATAGTTGTAAGATATGCCTGTGTATGTGGGCCGTTCTTACCATTTTTCTTTGGAAATCCTAATTCTTTATCTGCTTTTGCAATTGAACTTGCAACATCTTTGTGAATTGCATCCAAAACATTTTTTTCACTATTTTTATTATCAATTGCCGATTTGATTGATAATGAATTATAATCAATATTTGGATTTGCTTTTCTAAATTTTTCTATTTGAGTAAGTTCTCCAATTTTTGTAAATATCTTACCAAAAGAATCATATGCAACTTCACCATTGGCCTGCCTTGTATAATCTTGTGCTGCTTTTAACCATTCACCCGTTTTCTTAGGTGCAATATCATTTTGGTCTAACCATTTATTAAATGCTTTATTTGCTTGCATTCCCTCCACATATTTGGATAATTGTGGATGTTGACATATTGCAATAAATGCATCATCTATTTTTGCATCGGAAAATGCCATATTAGTAGCCTTTTTACTATCGGTTGCCATTACAACACCTTTTTGTAGGATATTGATAACTTTATTAGATACTTTAGGGCCAAAGGATTCTTTAATCAACCCCAACATATAAGCCGGAGTTGTGTTATTCCAAATATCTTCTAAATTATTAGCTTTTTTATTTGAAAGACTATACACCGTTGTTCTACCATTTTTATCAAAACCGACTGCATATGTATCATGAAATCCCAAATGTTCAAATGCATCAATTTCATGCTCATAGTGTTTTTTATCTGCACCTTTTGCATATTTTAATTGAGTTTTCAAATGTTGTAATATTCCTTGGTCATGTCCTGCAGGAACGGATTGCATTACAATATGTGGTTGTGTGGTATCAATATTACTATTAGTTTTGATTAAAATATTAGTTGAAATTGCACCATCAAATTCCGCATCAGTCCATTCTTTAAGAGCGTCTGCATTCTTACCAAATCCATTTTTACCACCCAAATACCAAACGGATTTCTTATTTTCCTTCAATCTTTTTAATTCTTGGTCACCATAATGATTTCTAGCTGCAATATAAGTAAGAATTTGTTTGTAATCGGTGGTTCTATCCAACCCCAAAGCTTTAGCCGTATCGTTGATTATTTTATCTTTTTGTTTTTGTTCAACTTTATTTTTACCAGATACTGCAAATGCATTTTTATATTGTTCAATTGCTTTTGCATTATTACTGATGTACCCATCGTATCCATCACCATCAATCAATTCATTTGAAAAATTGGTAAGTTGACACTCACCATAAGACGGAACGGAACCACCTGCTCCTGCAATACCTCTATCTCTTTGCTCACTTAAATTATTTTGAACATCAACTAATACATTTATATCACCATTATTCAATCCTTCCCAAACTTCTTTTTGTTCCGTTGTTGTAAATCGTATACCTGCAGTTTTATCTTGTTCACTATCTTTTGCAGCTGCAGCTCTTTTTTCTGCACTATTTCTAAATTCTGCAGGAGGGATATTTGAAACAGGTTGTTCAGGTTTTTTTCCAGTTGTTCCTGTTTGCTTTTCTGTATCATCTTCACCATCACCTACTTTATCTTTTTGAGCTTGAGCTTTAATTTGTTGTGGTGTTGGTTTTGAATATTTGCCAGATGACATTGCATCATCAAAATTCTTTTTATTTTTAAATACAACAATTCTATCAGCGGATTTACTATATGCAGGAAATGAACCTTTAATTGCTTTGGGTTCTTCTTTCTTAGGTGTATTAATTTTTTTAGGGCCAGCTTCGTTAATATAACTGAAGTATACTCTTGTCTTTTGTGCCATTTGATTAGCGTCAGGAATACCATTCTCTCTTAGTATTTCTGCTAATTTTGTAACTTGTTCCTCTTTATTCAAATCAATAATACCATGTTCTACACGATATTCTAATTCTTTAAGGATTTCTTGGAAATTTATTGACATCTTCTATTATTGTTTTTATTAAAATGCACCACTAACCAAATCAAAATCTTTCTTTGGAAGTTCTTTTTGAGCTCTTTGTAAAAGATTATTAACTATCTCACCTCTTTCTTTTGCTTCACCAGGTTGTAAATATCCTCTATTATCGTGATATTTTTTGATTTGTTGTAATTTAGCTAAAGATTCTCTATCATCCATATAAATTGCCAATTCAACTGCGGCTGCAGAATGTTGATTATCATCAGTCATTTTACTTACTTTTTGATTGAAAGCTTGAGCTGGATTATATGATTGTTGTTGATTAGAAGTTGATTTATCTTTTGGAGTAAATTGTAATTCTTTATTAGCTGTCATTTTTAAGAATTGTTTCATTGGCCATTTTAATTCTTTTCCAGGAACTTTGTCATATGAAACATACATACTATCATCATCGTATCTTTGAACGGTAATCTTATCACCAGTCTTTTTATTTGTAAATCCTGTACCTGGAGGTAATAAATCCGAAACTGTATCTAAAACATCTACACCACCATCGAAAACATCATTATCTTGTGGAGTTGGTTTCTTTTTTGCATTAGGGAAAACTGATGTTCCCTTTGTATCTTTAGTATTCAATGCAGCTCTTCCTGCAGTAGTTACTCTACCTGCAACTGTTACTTTTGTATCAGGTCTTAATTTATGTACTTTATTGTATTGGTCGAATGCTTTCTGATTTGGAAAGTCGATTTCTTGTAATGGCATTAAATCTACTAATCTCATTTGTATATAATTTTACTAATATAAATATAAGTTTTTATTCAATTACCTCTAAATTGTTATAATTCTCTCCTTCTTCAACTTTAAGCGGGAAACCACCCTTCTCCATTATCTCTTTAATGTCGTTTAAAAGATTTTCTCTTTCAATAGGATGTGTGTCGATAAGAAATGCATCATAGGTATAAAGTATCATTTTTGACATTCTCCCCTCCAAATACTCCAATACCTCACCAATCTTCATATAATTAATTTCAGTCTCCAAAGATTGTAGTAAATAGTTGAATACCTTTTGTTCGTTTGCACTCTCAATTCTATGGAATGGTATTTCTCTTTTATATAAGAGTGTCGTAAGTTTTCCAGAAATGACGAACGATTGGTATAATTTCTTAATGTATTTATCTACTAATTGAAAGAATGGTATTTCTCTTGCATTCTCATCTAATCCCCCATAAAGATATGTAAAAGTGATTTTCTTTGCCGTCTCTACATCACACCCATAAAGGTTTGCAAGGTGTTGGTGAGCCGTAGTACCCGTTGGAAACTCATACCCAACCATTTTCGCAATCAAACGAATGTGATAAGACTCATAGTCAAATTGAATCAATGTGCCATGTGGATGACGACTTATAAACATTTCTCTCGTACCATCGGATTTGTTTAAAGCAGAGTAGTTTACGTTAAGATGTCTATTGGATGGCCTTCCGGTAGTAGTGTAAGGGTTATATTGTGTATAGACGATATCATTCTTTCGCAGGTATTGCTCGTTGAAATTAAAACTATCAATAAATTTTTCTCTAACGACTTTTACCCCAGCCCCTTCCAGCCTTCCCAATGTGTTAATTGCTGATGTATATGTTCTATTCCATTCATTTCTTGTACTGATATTTGGGATTGTCTTTAAGATTTCATACCACTTCATTAAAGGTACACAATCATTTAACTCTTTAAAGTCGTTTCTATACCCTCTATAAACCGATTCTACGACCTCATTAAAGATAAATGGTTTCCCATTCTCTTCAAAGTATACCCACTCATAATCCAATCCTATGGTGTTTAAATACCTATTGTCTAAAACTAATGTATTGACATGAACTATTTTAGTTATGTCGAACATATCTATTTTCTTTGCATCTATGTGATTGAAATTAATTATTCCATCACTTCCGTCACTTTGTCTATAATAAATAAACGATAAACGATTTCCTAATGGATGTGCTCTATGAGAACTCCACACAGGAATGATAAGGTCAATATTTACATTACCCTTTAAAAACAAAAGTAGGGTATGTTTATCTTCAATTAGATTCATACCCTACTAATATACTAAAAATATTTTGATTTACAAAATTTATTCTCCCCAATGCTTTTGTTTCATCTCATAGATGTCAATTGGTTCTCTTTTCATTTGGTTACCTGGATTGAAATATGCACCTTTCTTTAAATAACCACATAAGAAGTTTCTTCTCATTCTTGTTGTATCACCATTTGGTTCACTACCATGCACTACATGAGAATGTAACAATGCTACTTGTCCTTTTCTTAAATATCCCTCAATTTTACGGAAATCATGTCCTTCCGGCATCACACAACTCTTGCCTCTCTCACTTCTCCAATTACCTGTATTTGTTTTCTTTCTTTCCTCATTATCTTCAATTGGTAATGTAGGCAATCTATGAGAACCTTCATAATTCCAAACTGCTCCATTTTCAGGGTCGTGATTATCTAATGCTAATGCTGTATTTACAATTTCATTATGTCCACACCCGGTATAGAATGCGTTTTGATGCATATCTCTACCCAATTCACCTTTTGGTTTATAATAACCCCAAGTTTGCATTCCAACAATATCACCTTCCATTAGAAATTCACATGCTTCAATCATTTTTGGATGTGAAAACATTTTTTGAATTTTTTCAGAGTGTTTGTGTGGGTGCATAATTGGTTCAAACTCTTGCCACTTTTCAGGTTCGTTTTGATTTCTTTCTAACCTCAATCTATCTAATTCTGCGTTTAATTCGTCAACCTCTTGTTCGGTTAATAATTCTAAAACTGTAAAACCTCTGTATCTCCAATCAAAGGTCATTTGTTGTCTTTCCTCTTCGGATAAGTGTTTGTATTTTTTCATAACTTAATTTGTTTATATATTTTAAATATACTAAAAATAATTTATAATACCAAATTATTTGTGAAATTGTAATAAGTTTGGTAAGTATAATCCTATATTTCTTATTGTGTTGGAAGTCAAATTGATTATTTGTTTATTTGTAATTTCAACTCCAATATCAGACAATTCACCTTTTTGATTATATATGGTTTGTTTTGGTCCTGTTATTCTCCATTTTAAATCTGCAACTTTCCAAAATGGATTATCTATATATTCATCATAAAGTTCAGATGATACTTCAAAAACAAAACCATTTGAATCATTTGTTTTTTGAATAAAATATCTTCTTAAAAATCCATTATCATAATCAAATTCATTTGGAATTGGAATTATAGTTTTTGGGATTTGTAATGTAAAGTTTTCAATATTTCTTGCAACGTCTTTGTACATATTATTTATATTTAAACACCATACCTAAACTCACCTTCTATTTCGGTAGTCCAACCCTGGTCTGTGTTTATTACATTTTTAGTATTGGTTATTTGAAATTGTCCTAATTTATTATATTGTTCAGGTATACCATCTATTCTAAATGTTTCACCACAAGTTATACCACTAATACCATCTATTGTCAAATTTACTTTTATTGGAGTCACTAATTCGTATCTACTTCTAAAATCTTCAGTATTTAACCCAAGTATTGTATTTATAAAACTATAATCTTCATAAATCAATGTTCGTATATCTCCTTTTTTGAATTTAAATTTAGTTTGAAAATTATCATAAGATTTACGTTTTGCTTCTTTTTCGGCTTCTACTTTTTCTTTTACATTTTTATCATCATCTTCATTAGTATTAGTCTTTACCGGTGTTTTAATAAGTTGTTGATATTCTATCTCATTTAAAGAAAAATAGCCATCAGCAGTTGAGAATGCGGAGTAATCTATACTTTGATATAATTCTGGCGACAAATTTATAGCATCACTATTTTCTGCATTTCCTTCTTTTATTGCCTTTCTATTCGCCAAAAATTTAGCTGAATTAAATATGGTTGCTGCAGCTACCTGGTCCGTTAGTTCGAAATTGAATTTGAAATCTCTAACATTTGAATTGATAGTAGTTGGTTTAAATCTATATTGTTTTCTAGTATTTGGTTGTTCAGTATTTAATGGATATAATTTGGTATCTATTACAGTTTGTTTTGCACCCTCATATAAAGACCCAATTCTTAATTTAAATAAACCAAAAGAAGTTTTATTTATTCTATCTAATATATCAACTATAAAATCTATGGTTTTTGTATTTCTTTCCCAAGCTTCTCCAACAACTTTATAAGATACAAAAATATTTAATGCGTTTCCAATTTTTAAATCAGTTAATTTTTCACCATTTTTAGTTTTTATCTCTGCAATTTTTAGTATTTTCTTTTCACCTAATGGGTCTGTAAATGATATTTCTTTATTTGGAATTAAAGATAATTTATTATTACCAATACCAATACTACCATCCACTACACCATCTATTTTTCTTTGTATTACACCAGAATTTTCATCAAATGTAAATTGAAGTAAATTTTCATTTGGAAATATTATATTATTATCTGCAGATATCATATTATTATGTATCGTTATTGGAATTATTTTTTCGGTTGAATCTTTAATTTTAAAATAATCATCTTTAAATAAAATAAAATCCGAATTATTTCCTTGATTTGCAGTATTATTTGCTAAGATTTCTAATATAAATTTTAAAGATAAATATGCTTCATTTGATGCAGTTTTGTCTAATTCATCATCATTAGTTTTACCCCAATTGAAAAAATGATGCTTCCAATCGGTTTCTTTTAATTTGTCAAGCATACTTTTATTCAATCCAGGTAAATCATTTACTAATTTATTAGTCCATTGTTTCCAATCGGTTACATTAGCCGATGGTGACTCATATGTTTTGTATTTTGTAATAAATGCCTTTGGTAATGCCAAATTGTATTCATTTGATTGTGCAACTTCCAATTGTACCGAATATGTACCATCTTGTTCAATAGAATAACTATAATTTATTAATTTACCTGCAACTCTAGCATATGAACCATTTGATGTTTTACAAGCTTCTAAATATTTACCAAATTGATTTATAGTTGGTTCGGTAAATGATTTAAAGGTTTCAACAAATTTTCCATAATCTGATTTATTAATCATTACATTATCCAAATTTAATTTATATGATGATGAATTGTCACCATATTCTATTAATATATGCATACCAGCTTTACAGAAAAATAATTCAAACATTTCAAGTTGCTTCAATGAAAAACATCTAACATTTACCATTGCGGTTAATAGAGTATTATTGGTTCCATCGGTATTGATATCAACCGACTCTATAATTGGCATAGATATTTTTCTACCAAACTCTCCAACTGCATATATTGGTTTTCCAGTAAAATCAAATCCAACTAAGGTTTGTTGTAATGAGTAATTTAAAGCGGGATTAATTTGATTTGATATTATACATCCTTGGTATTCAACTCCAGTATTATTTGATATAATTTCTTTTGCACGTTCAATAGCCTCATCTTTTGTTTTTATCGGGCCGTTGGACTTAATCACTTTTGCACCAGAAGTCATAATAACAAATGGCATTTTTGAATTAGCCATATTAGGATTATTTTCTCTTTCTTCTAAAATATCTACTACCCATTTTTTGAGAGGTGCTAAGTAAATCATATAACTTATCTATTAATTCTTTCAAATTCGTTTAATACTGAATTTATGTCCGACGGTATTCTTAATTGTCTACCCGGTTCTATTGATAGGGATGCATCGTTTAAATTATTTGCAACTGATATTATCCACCAATAAGATGCATTACCATAATATTTTGATGCCAATAAGTCCAATCTGTCCGACTGAGTTGATATGATGTATGTATCGTTGTCGGTTGGTTTAATTTTTGGGTATATGGTTGATTCAAAATATTGTTTTTGTGTTGCCGTTTCCTTTAATATTCTATTATATCTATATCTCATTTATTAATAATTTTTTATATAAGAATCATCTACTAGCGGGCCGTTTACTTGCGGTACGTCTTTAAGTAATTCTTTTATTTGTTTATCATTAAATTCAAACATTGTTCTGTCTATTAGTTTATCATTATTGATTTTATTCATTGCATCTTTAAAAGGAACCGTTGGTAAATTGGCTGTAATTGGTTTTGGTACAAATTCAGGTGCATCATCAAATCTATATGTAATTGTTTCAGTTTCTAAATCTATTTCATGATTTTCTATAATTGTCATTTCAAACGAAACATCGACATAATGTGGATATATTATATTTGAATTTGCAGGTAAAAATGTTGGATTTGATGAAGCCCATGGTACTTCTTGTGGTACTGATATTGATAGGTTGGAAACAAATCCTTTTAAGTTTGTATAAAATTTACCAATACTAAGTTGAATAGTATTTGGTGTAAATATCATTGGTTTATATGGATTTGATTCATTTAATTTTATTGCGGTTAAATTTGTTGATGGATATGCCAATAATCTTAATAACTTTAACTTATCACGCATTACAACTTGTTGACCATTATCAATCCAATATACTTTAAAATCAAATGATATTTTTCTTTCAACACCATTGTATCTATATGTATTAAATGGAGACCCAACATATTTAAATGAATTCCACTCCGGTGTCATACTATCATTTATATCACCACTAATTGCTGCAGGAAATAAAAGATATTCAAATGTGTCTTCTATTTTAATTTTTATGAATTGTAAATCATTTCCTGTATTTTCTTTTACAAGTTTACTTAAACTTGTAACATCATATGTTCTACTATTTAACAATCCATTTTGAGATTTTTGTATTAAATAATTTCGTTCTTTTAATTTTAATTTTTCTACATCAATCAATTCTGGTAATCCTAATAAATTTTTTACCTTTATAAATTTACTACCAGGTTTTTCTAATGTATTTGGTAATGTACCGATTGTATTTAATTTACTTGAATTTTTTAATTTATTAGATAAATCACCAATGTTATTTTTTCTTCTTGAAGTCAAAGCATTTATAGCAACGTTTTTTATTGCATTTTTTGCAGCTCCTGTAATTGCTCCTGCAGCATTTCTTGCAATGTCCGATGGTGTTCCTTTTAATAAACCAGTAAGTGCATTTGATGTTGCAGGTTCTTGTGATACTACATATTTTTTATCAGGTTCAATTGCATACTTTAAACCACTATAATCACCATTTATAGGTTGACCATTTATAGATACAGGTGGTGTAGTTGCAATTCTCGTATTACCATCTATTAAAGGAAATATAGTGTCTGACGGTCTATTTGCAGAACCTCCCAATAAATTACCTACAAATCTACTCAGGCCTCCGCCGGAAACTTCATTTGATTTGTATCTTGCACCACTTACAGCCAAAGTTCTCGCAGGGTCAACGGAACCTTTTGTTGATATTCTTACTAAATCCGACCCGTATAATGTTGGTAATTGTTTGTAAAATAAAACTCTTTTGCCTGTTTTTGACAATTCGGCAGATACAACATCTTTAACTTGTTGTCCTAAATTATTTTTCTTTTGAATAGTTTCTATTGGTTTAACACCATTATATCCATTCAATAATAAATCTCTAAGAAATTGAGCCATTTATAATTTTATTTATTATAAATATCTTATATTATAATTTGTTGGGATTATTTAGTTTTTCCCTTTTCTTGTATTTTTATTTTTTCAATTCTACTCTTAACTTCTTTACCATCTAATAATAATTTCATATCACCTAATCCTATATTACCCAATCTAGACGTTGCAGCAGTTAATGCTTGGATATTTTGTAATAATTGAGTTTGTAAAGTTGATTGTGCATTTATCATTTTAAGTGATGCATCTGAAGACTGTAATAATTTACCCTGTGAATCCAAACTTGTTGTTGCTTTTTCTTGCATTTTTGCAGTTGCAGCTGCTAATTTATTTGAAGTTTCAAAACTATATTTTTGTCCTCCAGGTGTCAAATTACTTATACCAGCTTGTGTTGATGATACTCCTGATTTACCTGGAATATATTCAACCGGTGTTTGTGCATTTTTTTTAATTTCATCTGGAATAGTAAAAGTTCTTTGTGCACCTGTACCATATCCTCCTGGAAATAAATTAGTGCCCATCATACCATAATCGGTTTGTCCTGATAGCAATCTAGATGCTGCGATAAATGTTGAAGGAGAAAATGCATCTATTACCGTCTGTCCTTCGACATCAATAAATTTTTGAATTTCTGTGCCCATCTTTGCCAATTCCAATCTTGTTATTTCTTGATTTGTACCAAGTGCAAATGCAAGAGCTTGGTCTAAGTCCGTATCAGTTAGTCGAATTATTGCTCTATCTATTTGAAAATTTGCAGCTTCTATTTTTGCAATTCTGTCTGCTTCTTTTGTTGCAGATAAAAATCCAGTATTAGAAATTAATCCCTGTTTTGGTCCTGTTTCGTATTTACCAGCAGCTAATTGTGTCAAATCCATACCACCAATTGCAGATTGCAATGATTGCATTGCAAAAAGGCCTTGTGATTGTGCTTTTTCTAATATTCCAGACGATTTTAATACACCAAAAGCCTCATCACTTCTACCGGCTGCAAACAATGCTCTAGCTTCTGACAAATCTACGTTTTCACCTAACATTGCAGATAGTTCCATTTCTTTAGAAATACTATCCTTATAATTCAATACCATAGATTTACCTGCTTCTGCAATTTTTGCAAAAGAGGCTCCCATATCTCTAACATTCTTAACCTGTTTGACAAGTTCTGCACCACTTTTTATATTATAGTGGAGGGCCAGTTCACTTGAATTTGCTAATTCATTGGCTATATCTGCAACATTAAATCCTTTAAGTCCTACACCACTTAGAGATTTTTCTAAATTTTTGAATGCATCTGCACCACCTGTTTTGTCCAACATTCTAAATAGTCCAGTTAAACCTGCAACTTGTGAAGAAGCTATATCTGTTTTTTTAGAGAATACTGCAACATCTTCTCCTAATCCTTGCATTGCACTATTTGCACCAGTGGACATTTCGGACATGGTTGATGCAATTTCTGATGCACTTATGCCGGCCAATGCCAATTGGTCTTTTGCATATTTTGGACTTCCTAACGCGCTACCAAAAAATGCAGTTTTTGAAACTTTATTAAAATCAATTACCAAATTTCCCATTTCGGTATCAAAGTCAAACTGTGCAAATTTTTCCGTAAATCCACCAACTCTTTCCGTTATCTTTTCTTGTGCTTCTATAAACATGTCGGTCTGTTTAAGAATTGCATCAAAGTATCTTTCTCTACCTTTAAAATTATTTGCAATTTCTTGGTCAGTTGCACTAAAAGCTTTTTCAATTTCAGCAAGACTACCCAATGCTTTTCCTAGTATGAAAAATAACCCAATCGTTCCCGCACCAGTTATGGATTCTTCTGAAAATAATGATTGTGTCCCTTTTGATATTGCACCACCAACTACGGGTGCAGAACCTAATGGTGATTCGGTAATCAATGCCGATGCAGCTGGTTTGAATTGTGACTTTTGTGCTTGTGCTTTATTAAAAGTATCTTGTTCATTATTTAATGTTTTAAATAAATCTACAACTTCTCCTGTTTGACTATTTATTATTTTAATTTTTGAAACCATTTCATCAAAATCGTCCAAATTTTCTTTAAGCATTTGAACCATTTGTGATTCCGTTATTTTTCTCTGCTTGACTTGTTTATTTAATGTTGCAAATGTTGCAGGGAATGATTTATATGTTTCTGCCGCATCTAAAATTTTATCAAGTTGGTCACCATATGCATCACTGTTTTTATCCAATAAAGCCGATATACTAGTTATTAAAGCTTTAGTTCCATCTATTTTTTTCTGTATTTGGCCAATATCACCATACTGTTTACCATAATGTGATGATATACTATTTTGTAAGTCATCAATTTCGTCCCAATCTTTTCCTAAATCTTGAACTCTTTTTTGTTGGTCGGATAACTCATCCGTCATATTAGAAAATCCCTTTGCAGTTTTTTCTATTAAAGTATTTATATTTTTTAAAGATTTAAATTGTTCTTCAAATGATTCTCTCATCTTTCTAGCTTCAACCAAATCTTTTTGCATTTCACCACGTCTCTGTTGTGATGCTTTATTAAATTCTCTTATTGTTTTAATAGCACTTTCATAAGACTCTCTTTGTTTTTTTAAAAACTCAAGTTCTTCTTGCTGTTCTTTTGAATTTGGTTTAGCCATTAGTATCTTTTATTAAGAACTTTATCTATTTCAGTTGTATCCAATCCCTTACTTTGTAAAATACCTTTCATTTGATTCAATGCAATATCCATCTTATCATTCCACATTGAATATAATTTACCCAATTTAGGGTCTTTTTTTTGCATATTCCTAATAAACTCATGTTCTTTATTATCGGATTTTGCTTTTATGAATAAGTTAAATAATTTATTAAATATATTAACTTCTACCAATGTTTTCTTCGGCATAAAAATACTTTAGTATAAATATTACTTTCTAGAGGTTTTTGATGTATTTGATTTTTTAGATGCCTTTTCATATGATTTCTTTTCGGAATCTTTTGTTTTTAATAACTCTCTCCAATAAAATTCTCTTAATTTAATAGGCATATAATATAAATCATGCCAATTAAATCCACCATTGGCAAAATATATCATTTGAAATATTTTTTCGTGTAAAATTAAAGAGTAATTACTCGGTAGGGTAAAAAAAGTCAACCCCAAATGGGATTCTTAGTGCCTCCGTTTCACCGTCTGAATGCGTGTATTCAAATGTTAAGTTTAAATCAGGTGTTATACTTTTCATATATTTTCTCAAACCTCTACTATCTCCTGCAAGTAATTGATTTGCAACAAAATTACTAATATGGCCTAAATCTCTATTACCATTGACTTCTATTATAATTTTTCTATATCTAGCAGTAATTTCATTACCTTGCTTTGTTATTTTTTCACTAGCCTCAACATCTTTATTTATTGCCAATTCATCACCATGTGTTAATAATTTGAACTTAATAGGTGTTTTTGAAACAGGTAAAACGAAATCATACTCATTTTGTCTATTTAGTAGTGATTCATCTATTTCTTTTATTTCAATTTTAGATAAATCAACATTTACTTCTTCGTTTTTTCTAGTACCATTATCTCTAACTGTGATTGGGTAATCTGGTCCGAATGCTAACATTCTACTTGTAACTAATATTGCATTCTTATCACCTACTAATAAATCATTGATATTAACTCCAGGTTCAACTACGATAGATTCTAATAACTTATCTAATTGAATACCTTTACGAATTAAATTAGTAGAAGTCAAAATGTCTTCTTCTTTTGCGGTCATTAACTTAATTGTAATTTCTCCTTTAGATAGTGGAGATGATTCAGGATAACATAATCCTTTAGATGGTAAACTAATAATCTCTGTTGGGAATGGGTATGATTTTTGTCCTTGTTGTTGAAATCCACCCAATCCTCTTGTAACTTGTTGTTCAATGTTTTGTTCCATAATATAACTTTTGTCTTTATTATATATATTATGTTTTTGAAAAAATAAAAAAAGGATACTTTGTGGGTATCCTTTTCTTTTATAATGTTAATACGATTAGTATTCTAAGATAGCATAATCATATGCTAAAGTCAATGTGATTGAAACTGGGTCTGTTGTGTTTGACCAATCCATTTCACCAAAGTTTGCTTGAGTGATAAATGCACCTATTAATGTCCATTCTTCAACTTTATCTCCTACTGGGCCTAATGAAAAGAATTTAATTCTTTTTTTGTAGAATGCAGCGTATCCATCTCTACCTGTGATTGACTCATGTGATAATCTAATCCAATCCATTACCTGTTGAGCTCCGGATGGGGCAATTGGGTCATATAGAGTGATTTCTACATCATCCCAAGTTGATTTACCTTTAAGCTTTCTTTTTACATTGATGTGGTCTAATTCAACTACTTCGGATGTGATAGTAGGTCTTTGTGCTGTTTTGATAATATACGATTGGATGCCATCGATTTCCATTATAAATCTGTTGGACATCTTCGGCTCAAAATTCTTATAGAAAATTTTATCAAACTCTAATATTTCTGGCATTTTACTTTATTTTTTAATTCTTTTATATAAATATCTATTTTCTAAATTATCCGTTAAATGCTGCTCCAGTTGGTAAGATGTTGAAATCAATTTGAATGAATTCAGCGGTCTTAGTTGGTTGTAAGTAGATAGCTCCTTTAAGGATGTTTCTATCAATTACATCTGGTGTGTTATTAGTATCGTCCATTACAACACGGAATGCGTACAAACCTTGTCTTTGTTGGATTGATTCTAAATAAGGGTTAACAATATTTAAGAATATGTTTCTTGTTGTTGAAGTATTTTGTTCGAATACTAAGTATCTTGAAGTAGATGCGATATACTTTCTAACGGTCAATAACAATCTTCTTACATTAATTCTATCTAATGCTGATGGTTTGTCTTGTAATGTTTTTTGTCCGAATACTACGATACCTTGTCCTGGGAATTGTACGATTGGGTTTACTTTACCTTCATATAATTCATCTTTTTCAGATTGAGTTAATCTATTCAATACGCTAACTGCTCCTACTAAACCACCTCTATTCAAACCTGCTGGTGCGAACCATTCTGCTGCTACTCTATCGTTTGATGCGAATACACCTGGAAGTAATACTGATGGTGGAACTGTGATTAATTTGTTTGTATTTATATCGATTGTTTTAATCCAAGGGTAGTAAGTTGCTGCGTAGTTAGTATCTAACTCACTAGCTTTAGTTACCGTTGCAGTTAATCCTAAATCAGAATCACCCATTTCGGTAATAAAGAAAGCATCTGCTCTTTGTTCTACCATATCAACTATTGCTGTATGTACATATGAGTGGTCATTCTTAGTAACACCAGGTGCTACAACCATATTAATATCGAATTCATCGGTATTAGATAATGCGTTAATTGCTTTCATATATGCAACTGAACCACTTGATGTAGAATTTGTTAAGTTAAAACCTTGTGAGTTTCCTGCAGATATATCCGAATCTTTATAGATTGGAGTTGCCGGATTCATACCATCAAATCCTTCTTGAAATGCTACAACGAATTGTGCTAAAGAAGAACCTACTGATAATGTACCACCATTTGCTGCATCCAATCCAAATGCTGAATTAGAACCTACACCTGCTCCTGTTGGAATTGCTTTTAAGTAGATTGAATTATCCGTATTAAAATCTAAATCGATACCACCATTTTGTGTTGCTGATGCAGTTACAAATGTTACAGATGGAACCAATGCTCCAATTGCTGCAGATGCAGATATTGGTAAAGTATAAGCCGAATGCCCAAATGGAACCGATTGTACAGGTGCCGATGTTGCTGGCATTACAACTCTAACATATTTAGAATTGTTTACCCAATCACCACTTTCAGTTATTTTACCATCATTAGCAATTTCTCTTTTTCTATCACCAATTACTCTTGCGATATAGTTAGGAGAATTAGGGTCTAAGTTTATATTTGAATAAGTTTCTAATACAATTTTTTTCTTTTCAGTATCTGCAAAGTCTCTTACTACAATTGTGAATGTACCATAATCTGTTCCGTTTACTGAACCAGCTGCTTTAATATTTGAAATACCTATTTTTACTTTTGTATTTGCAGAATTACCAACACCCAATGTTTCTAATTGAAATAAATCAAATCTGTCACCACTAATAGTTTGTGATTTAATCATTGGAGTTAATGCTTCTTGTGCATCAAATGTAAATAATTGGTCATCTAATACACTTACACTAGATGATGTGTTTGTACCAATTGTTACACTATGGTTTTTGAAAAATCCGTATACATATGCACCTTTAGCTCCCAATGGAGATGTACCAAATGTTGATTCAATATCGTTTGTATCTTCGGAATCAACTGATGATGTTCCTGCAAAATTTGTTGAACCAGTTATACTGATGATAAAGTCACCATCTGATAATGTTGTAAACGATGAACCACTTAATCCTGTTGTTAATGTATTTTTATCAGTAGGGAATAAAATACCAACTGATGCTGATACTGAACCCGTAGTTATTGTTAATAGTAAAGGATTTTGTGCGGTATATCCACCTACACCCGCTACTCTACAAATTGTTGCAGTTCCTGCTTCTCTTAAATAGTTTTGTACTGCTAATGGAGTATAATATTTTCCATCAGCTGCTCCAAATAATTCAGCAAACTCAGCTTGTGAATTTACAATTGTTGGAACTACTGGACCTTCGTTGAACGGGCCTATGAATGCTGCACCTATATCTGCTACACCTTGTTGTAAGAATGAAAGGTCGTTTTCTCTTGTGAAAACACCTGCCGATACTAATTTTTCTGCCATCTTATATGCTTTAATTTAAATTTATTAATTCTCCTTATAAATATACATTTTTAACTCAAAACAACAAAATCTTATTTGTATGTTGGTGAGAAATAATTATATGTTTCTGTTACTTTTGTCGAATTTTGTAATACATTATAGAACAATACTGGTCCGATTTGTCCATTCCAAAATGTTGTTCTTGCACTATTACTACCAATTGTTAAAAAATTAGTATTAGATGGTGCAGTGAATGCAGATGCTGTAAATGTTCCTACCGATGTTCCATCCACATAAACGGTAGTTGTACCACTTGGTTGGAATGTTGCCGAAATCATATACCACACATTTGATGATAATGAAGTCGTTAATTGTGCACTATTTCCTAATGTACTACCATAGAATCTAACTCTATTTAATGTAGAACTATCAGTTGATTCGATTGCTAAACCATAAAATCCTGCGTAATCAAAAATATGTCTTGACCCTACACCTAATGTTGTTGTAGGTCTAATCCACATATGAATTGTACCAGTATTGGTATTGAATTGGGAAATGCCACCATTGATATTTGTAGTAGTATCTTTGTACCAAAATTGGTTTGTACCATTTCCTGCCCAATATTTTTCCTTTCTACTTGCTCCTGCATTATACGATGGGTTACCTCCAGTAATACTTGCTGCGTTTGCAACACCTGCAGGTCTTACACCGGTATTATAACCCGAAAGGTCTAACCAGTCTGCCGTTGCAGTACCTGCCGTTGATGATGCTTTTGATGGGTCAACATATAATCTTAATCCACTTGCAGGTATAGAAGGTTGTGTGGTTGTTCCTTTGTTATGTGAAATTAAACCATTTGAAATATATACATCGGCATTTTCAACATTTACAGTTACAATTTCAACATCATCTGTTACGATTTCGATATTAGTAACTTCTACTTCAGTTTCATCTTGCATTACTAATTTATCTCCAGGTAAAATTTCACCTACATTCTTAAACTTATATTTACCAATCTCATTATCCCAAACATATAAAGGGTGAGTTTCGGTTGCTTTAATTAAACCATTATTAAGTGAAAAATATCCTTCTGCAAAGTTGAAAGTTAAATCTGTAACTGTTACATTTTGTGCAGAACCTTCCAAAGTATCCGAATGATAAAATCTCCATTCAATTTGGTCACTCTCAGGGTCTAAATTTTCATCAGGCAATCCTGCAGGTACCCAAGATTTAATTTCATCTCCAACATTCAAATCTTCAACATTTACCATTGTACCATTTGCCAATTCTATTTGTGTACCAAACAATAGACAAAAGTCAGGTTGGTTAATTGTATTATAAACATCTACTGCGTATAATATTTTTGTAGATGTACTATTATAATTTGTTGCTGCCAAATTGTATCCATCTGCATATGTCATTGACAAAGTAGATTGAGCTTCGGAATAGTTTGATGCGTTTATTGCTGCGGGTGTAATTGGAAACGATGGAGATGCTCCTAATGTTGGAGAACCTACTGTAAAGTTAGCATTATTAAATGATACTGTATAGTTTGCTGCTACACTTCCAACTCTAGTTCCATGTAAAGAACCGGCTGAACCAAATGAAAAAGTTGCATTTTCTGATGTGCTTTCTACTATGTATGTAAAAGTTGGTTGATTTATTGTTATAGAATCAACTGCGAATGCTAACATTGATGCTGCAGTTCCCGCCGATGCGTTTCTTGCATTTAAAGACGAAGCTTGTGTAGTTCTTTCCGAACCCACTGTTGCTCTATATAAATTACCTAATGATAAATTTGTTCTTGCCATAGTATAAAGTGTTATTCTCCGTTATAAATATCTAAAAGTTTTTCTTTCCACTCATCTTTATTGGAAAAGTTTTTAATCATCCAATTTTTAAGTTTTTCAAATTCTACTTTACGGGTTTCGTAATCATCCTGACAAATTGTTTCGTAGGTTTTTTTAAATGTTTCCTCATCAATCGCTTTGTACTTATAGTCAAGTGGAACATGCCATGTTTCATGTAATATTGGTAATTTACCCCAATCGACTGCTTCAAATATTCCATATCCAAATGGTTCATATTGAAAGCAAGAATGAGATATTCCCCAATCAAGTCCATAGAACCTTTCTTTATATTTGTAATCAAACTTGTAAATTTTTGCTTTTTCAAATTTGTATCCATATTTCTTTTTATAATATTTGTTGAATGTTTCTGAATTAGTAGAAATGAATCCACCTAACCCATCCATGTATTCAACATTTTTTCTACCTTCAACTCTTGCTGCATATCCTAATTCTACTGATGTTGAAAGTTCTTTATTTTGTGTGAATGTATAATTATTTGGAATATGATGTAAATTTTCCGTTTCATATGGAAAATGATACAATCCTACCCAAACTTTATTTTTAATTTTATCAATTAATTCGTTTTCATATTCCCAATTTCCGTACCAATGTAGATATTCTTCTTTTCCCATCTGTGCCATTAAAGACACTTTGGTTAAATTATGGAAAACAATTGAATCAATCTTTTCTAAATTTTGATGAACTGCTTTGGTTGGGGTGTAATGTCCATGTAATATATGTATGCGTCTTGCACCTTCAAAGATTTCAATAATTTTATCTTCGTTGGTTTCCCAAACATGGTCAATATCAATTGGAAATTCTTCGTAATTTATAGGTTTGTGTCTATGGAAAATAAGAAGTGGCTTAACTTCTAAGTTAGGAGCCACTTCTTTTATCCAATTAGTTACCCATATATCAGCACCACTGTTGAACCAGGGTCCTCCAGCGGTGGTGTAATATACATCATACATTTATTATAAACCTTTTGCTTCTTTTAACTTTTCGATTTCGATTGTTAAAGAATGAATTTGTGTTTGTTGTTCTTTGATACCTTCAATTAATAATGCTACCAATTTATCGTATTTAACTGCTTTGAAACCACTTTCTCTTGTTTGAACTAATTGAGGTAATACTGCTTCAATTTCTTGTGCGATTACACCCACATCGTTTCCTTCGTATCCGTGTTCAGCTTTGTTTTCAGCTTTCCAATCATAAGTGTTACCACTAATCTTAGAAATCTTATCCAATGCGTTTTCGATTGGAGTAATGTTTTCTTTGAAACGAATATCTGAAGATGAGAATGCAACTACGTCATTTGTTGCATCAATTCTACCTGCAGTAGCGGATGCTGCCATACCGATACCCAATGAGTTAAATTGAACATTTGATGAAGTTGCTACTGCTTGACCGATTGCGATTGATGGGGTTGCATTTTCACCACTATTATTTGTGATTGTAACACCCGTTGATGCTACTAAACTTGCAACATAATCACCGGTTGTTTGAGTTGCCAATGCGATATTTCCACTAGCAGAACCTAAACTTACTTGAGATGAGCCACTTACTATTCCTGCTGGGATAGATGAGATACTTGCGTATGTAATTTGAGATGAACCACTAACTACTGTATTTGAGTTTAATTGAGTTTTTACATCAGTTGCAAAATTTGTAGTAGAACCTGCAGTAATTTGAGATGAA